AAACAGGTTGGTGCTGCTGGCACAGCTGCTGGTATAACCACATCTAACTTTGTGTTAACCACTGATGCCTCTGGCATACCCAAATGGACAACGACCCTCGATGGAGGAACATTCTAACTTATGACAAATACTAATGATGTTGATGTGAATGCTTTGATTAAAATTTATAACCAAAAAATTTCTACATTAACTAACCAAAATATTCTTCTTGAAGCAAAATTACAAACAATTATACAAGATAATCTTGATGCTCAAAAAGAATTACTCGCAGAAAAAATGGAACTGCAAGAAAAATACGAAAATCTATTAGCAGATATCGAAGAGGAAGATGGCGAAACCAGCAACTAGACAACAATTAATTGACTACTGTTTTAGGAAGTTGGGTGCTCCTGTATTGGAAATAAACGTAGATGATGATCAAGTAGATGATTTGGTCGATGATGCAATACAACTTTATAATGAGAGACACTTTGATGGTGTCGAAAGAATGTATCTTAAATATAAGATCTCTCAGGGAGATATTGACAGAGCAATGGGAGTTGAAGTTCCTGGTGAAACTGCAGTCAATGGAACAACAGGGGTTGGTATAGTTACAACCACAACTACTTCTACAAATATAAGTGGTTATGGTACAACATCTACAAATTGGTATGAGAATTCAAATTTTTTACAAATACCTGACTCCATTGTAGGAGTAAATAAAATATTTAAATTTGATACCAGTTCAATATCTGGTAGTATGTTTAGTATTAAATATCAGTTATTTTTAAATGATTTATATTATTTCAACTCTGTTGAACTTCTTCAATATAGTATGACAAAAACTCGTCTTGAAGATATTGACTTCTTACTCACACCTGAAGCACAAATAAGATTTAATCAAAGACAAGATCGTTTATACTTAGATTTTGATTGGGGATCACAAAGAGAAGGTGATTTCTTGGTACTCGATTGTCATAGAGCATTAGATCCTGAGACATTTAATCAAGTTTATAATGATTACTTTGTAAAATTATATCTAACTGCATTGATAAAAAGACAATGGGGACAAAACTTGATTAAGTTTAGAGGTGTAAAATTACCTGGTGGTTTGGAACTTAATGGTAGAGAAATATATGATGATGCTGAAAGAGACTTAGAAAAAATCAAAGAGAAGATGATGCTTGAGTATGAATTACCTCCTCTTGATTTTATTGGGTGATGATTGATGGCATTAAATCCGTTTTTTCTTCAAGGTTCTCAAAGTGAACAAAGACTTGTTCAAGATCTAATCAATGAACAACTCAAAATTTATGGGGTTGAAGTAACTTATATTCCAAGAAAATTTGTAAGAAAACAAACAATAATTAAAGAAGTACAATCATCTGCATTTGATGATAATTTTTTACTGGAAGCATATCTTAACACCTATGAGGGGTATAGTGGTCAGGGAGATATAATGACTAAGTTTGGTGTAAGTTTAAGAGATGAAGTTACACTTACTATATCAAAAGAAAGATTTGAAGATTTTATATCACCATTTTTAGCAGCAGATGAAGACTATGAATTAGCATCAAGACCTCGTGAAGGAGATGTTATATTTTTCCCTCTTGGATCAAGATTATTTGAGGTTAAATTTGTAGAACATGAAGAACCTTTTTATCAGTTAGGAAAAAATTACGTCTATCAACTTAAATGTGAACTCTTTGAATATGAGGATGAAGTATTTGATACTGATATTGAAGAGATTGATTCTCAACTTGAAGATATTGGATACATTTCAACCCTACAATTAATTGGAATAGGACAAACAGCAACAGCCGTTGCACAAATGAATTTAACTAATAAAGGATACATTCGTGAGATTGTTCTGAATAACGATGGTAGTGGTTATATAAGCACTCCAAATGTTGCAATATCTACTGCTCCATCTGGGTCTGGTAATATAAATGCTACTGCTGTTGCAATTACAACTACAAGAGCTGGAATATTCTCTATTGATAGAATTGAATTAACTCACGCTGGTATTGGATATACACAAGCACCATTAGTCACCATAACAGGTGGAGGTGGTGTAGGTGCTGCTGCAACTGCTGCTGTTGAAACATCTAACTTTGGTATTGTTGATTTTGTACTTACAGGTAATGGTGTTGGTTATGCTGCAACCCCAACAGTTACGATTACAGGAGTCAGCTCATCACCTGCAGCGGCAGAAGTAAATCTATTAGCTAATAATACAATTTCTGATATAAGAGTTAGAAATGCAGGTATTGGATATACACAAGCACCAACAATTACAATTGCAAATCCATCATTGTTACAAGGAGTTGGAAACTTTGTTAGAGGTGAAATTGTTAAGGGATTGTCATCTGGTATTGAAGCAAGAGTAAAAGAATGGGATACAGATACTAGAGTATTGAAAATATCAAATGTTGGTATTGGAACTACACAATCTGCATTTGTTCCTGGTGAAACAATTCAAGCAACTGAATCAACATTCTTTAATGTTGGTTTAACAACTGTTGCAACAATAGGCATCACGACTACTATTATTACAGGAATTAGCACAGCAGGAATTGTATTAAATCAGGAACTAAATCTAGTAGAATTTGGACAACTTCCTGTCATAGGTTCTGGTTCAACTGTTACAAGTATAGGTGCTGGTACAATTACCATAAGTAATCCTTCGTTAAATACTACTGGAGTAACAACTGTTGTTTCATTCGGATCTACTGTATACTCAAATTATGCTTTAGACTTCTTTAATGAGGAAAATCAAGACACTACCTTTGAATCAAATGATATAATCGAAAGTGAAGCTGACGATTTAATAGATTTTTCAGAAGGTAATCCATTCGGTACATTTTAATGTTAGGAACATACTATTATCACGAAATACTTAGAAAAACCATAATTGCTTTTGGTACGATCTTTAATGACATTCATATTCGTCATCGAGATGGTGCTGGAAAAGAAACAAGTGATATGAGAGTTCCTCTTGCTTACGGACCGATGCAAAAATTCCTAGCAAGATTAGAACAACAACCAGATTTAAATCGTGCAACTCAAATCACATTACCTCGTATGTCATTTGAGACTACTAATATTGCATATGACGCAACAAGAAAAGGAGGAATAACACAAACATTTAAGGCATCTGACGGTAATAAACTTAGAAAAGTTTTTATGCCAGTTCCATATAATTTGAGTTTTGAATTAAATATTCTTGTTAAATTAAACGATGATGCGTTACAGATTATAGAACAAATACTACCTTATTTCCAACCATCTTTCAATATCACTATTGATTTAATAGGTGTAATCGGAGAAAAAAGAGATATTCCAATTGTATTAGACAATATTTCATTCCAAGATGATTATGAAGGAGATTTTGCGACAAGAAGAGCATTAATATACACATTAAACTTTACTGCAAAGACTTATCTGTTTGGTCCTGTTTCTGATTCTAGTGAGGGTCTTATTAAGAAAGTTCAAGTTGATTACTATGCTTCTGTTGATACTGAGAATGCAAGAAGAGAATTAAGATACTCTGCAAGACCTCAAGCTAAGAAAGATTATAATGATGATAATACTACTGAATTGAAAACAGATTTAAGTAAAACTAAGACAAGATTTGATGTTAGTTCAACCACTGCTTTATCCTCTGGTATGAGAATTATTATAGATAAAGAAATAATGAAGATTAAAGAAATCGTTGATGCAAACACAATTATTGTAAATCGTGGTTATGAAACGATATCTGCGACACATACTGAAGGCACATCAATTGATGTTTTAACTGCTGCAGATGATGCTTTAGTTGAACCAGATGATGACTTTGGATTTAATGGTTTTATTGAAGATTTTACTGATTCAAGATCATATAGTCCAACACAACAGAAAGACATTTAATGAATACCATGACTAACTATGATTCTATTGATAAAGCATTAAACACAAGTAGTGCTATTGATGTTACTCCTACAAGTAAACCACAGAAGGTTGAATCTACTAAGGATGATATTCAAAAGGACTATGATTATACTCGTGCAAATTTATATTCTTTAGTTGAAAAAGGTCAAGAAGCACTTAATGGTGTCTTAGAAGTTGCTGGTGAAGGTGGTAGTGCTAGAGCATACGAAGTTGCAGGTCAAATTATAAAATCAGTTGCAGATACGACTGATAAGTTAATGGATCTTCAAAAGAAAGTTAAAGAAGTAGATGAAGATAAAAAACAAACAAC